CTTATTGATACTGGATGAAGTGTTTGATTCAAGTTTGGATACTGTTGGAACAGAAGAATTTTTAAAGTTGATACAAGAAATGGGCAAAGAAACAAATGTGTTTGTTATTTCCCACAAAGGCGACCAACTGTTCGATAAGTTCCGTTCGGTTATTAAATTTGAAAAGAAAAATAATTTTTCAAGGATTGCAAAATGAATATAGAAACCACAGAAGATATTGTCTTATACGACACAGAACAAGCCATTAAAGTTAAACAGCCTACTCCGGCACCGGTTGAAACATTTGATTTGGTTCCACCTGACCATCCAGCTCTTTACAAAGTTTTACCAGAATTTGACTTTGCAAATGCACCTATTAATCCAAATAGTTTTGCATCCACTTTGGTAGAAACTTGTAAGAAACATAACGGCATTGGTCTATCTGCCAACCAATGTGGTTTTGAATACCGTGTTTTTGTTATGGGTGCAGGCGAAGAATATGTGGCATACTTCAATCCTAAAGTTATTTCTTCCGAAGGTGAGAAACATATGGAAGAAGGATGTCTATCATTCCCTTTCCTAAACCTACACATCACTAGACCTGAGAAAGTGGAAATCGAATACCAAGACTACATGGGACAACCACATACCAAGACATTTACTGGTATATCTGCAAGATGTTTTCTCCATGAGCTTGACCACATGAACGGAATCGTGTATACTAGCCGTGTAAAACCTCTTGCGTTGCAATTTGGTTTAAAGAAACTGGATAAAATCCGAAGAAAATATTTTAAAATTCCTAAAGCAAAAAGAAAATAATGGCTACACCTACTGAATTTGTTGATGCACAATGGGAAAAATGGCAGGTCTTAAATGAACCTGAACGTTTTGCACACATTGATACTGAGCAACTGAAGGATGTTTTAATTCAGGACCTTAGATATGCATCACAAATGGATGTTAGAGAATACACCCTATATCAAAAGTGGTTAGAGGTGCATGAGAAATATCCAACAAGAACAATCACAACTTTATTTGGTGATGATGTTCAGTTGGTAGATGTTACTCAAAAGAAACTTATTGAAAAGGTCAAAGAAAACTTTTGGATGCCAGAAGGTCCTGATGACTATGAAAGGTTGAAACCTAAATTGGTTCTCTCCAATGGTCCTCTGGCAGAAACGTGGAATGCCATTCGCACATTTTCCTCTACGATGAAAAACAATTCAAACATTGGTCGTAACCTATATTACACCGTTGTTGATGAAGTGACCGAAAAATACTTAGGTGTGATTTGTATTTCATCAGACTTCTTAGACTTAACACCAAGAGACACCGCAATTGGTTGGCCTAGGGACGTTAAGACACAACAAGGTATGATTAATCATACTGCAATTGGTTCCACAATCGTTCCATTACAACCACTCGGTTTCAATTATATGGGTGGAAAATTACTAGCACTATTGTGTCTCGCTGACACCGTTCAAAAAGATTGGAAGAAACAATATGGAGACGTTCTCGTTGGAGTTACCACTACTAGCCTTTATGGCAACACTAAGTCCAATGGTCTATCTCAGTATGATGGTTTGGAACATTGGAATAAAATGGGTTTCTCAAGCGGTTCGGTTGCTTTTGAACCGTCCAGAAAAACCAGAGGAATGATTTATGATTGGGTAAAAGAGAACCATACACGTAAGTATTTTGAATGGTGGGAAGCAAAGAACACAAAAGGACTTCCACTTAAACGTGACCACAAAAACAGAACATTAAATTTTGCGTATGGTAAGTTGGGTATTCCGAAAGAACTTATCCGCACCGAACACCAGAGAGGCATCTATTTTTCACCTCTCTATAACAACACCAATGAATACCTCCGCAAGGAGATTGGTGATGAACAACTGGTAAAATCATTTGATACCAGTGAAGAAACTTTGACAAACATTTGGAAAACCAAATATGCCAAAGGTCGTATTTCAATGTTGAAGAAAAAGAATAACGTTTCATATGAAACATTGTTCTATGATGACTTGATTTACCTGTCTTGGGAAGAAACCAAGGCAAAATATTTGCCGCAAGTCGGCAGATAATAACAAGTATACCGCAAGGATACTTGACACACACACTAAGTAATAGTATAATGTGAATACTTGCAAAAAGCAAGACTTTTGTTTTTAAACTTTGTCATTAGGAGATATTATGACTACCAAAATTTCTGCGAAAGAAAAGATCCTCAACTATTTGAGCAAGTCTGAGGGTTACAACACTCTCTCCACAGCACAGGCTCGTGCTCGTTTCGGAATCCAAAACGTTTCCGCACGTATCGATGAATTGCGCCAAGAAGGCCATTGCATCTACACCAACACCAAGACACGTGGTGATGGTTCTAAGGTATCTGTATACCGTTTGGGCACACCAACCAAAGCTATGGTTCGTGCCGCACTAAAAGCTGGTTATAGCTTCAGCGCTTAATTTTTAGCACAATAGGGATCCAATACCGGATCCCTATTTTTGTTTCTTGGAGAGAAAATGGAAATTTCAATTAAAAAAGAAGAACTACAAAAGAAAAGTCTTTTCATTGCGACACCTATGTATGGTGGTATGAACCACGGATTGTATGCTAAAGCTTGCCTTGATTTGCAAGCACTATGTGTCCAGTATGGTGTAACAGTGAAATTTTCATTTCTTTTCAATGAGTCTTTAATTACACGTGCCAGAAATTATCTTGTTGATGAATTCTTAAATCGTTCGGACTGCACACATATGTTGTTCATCGATTCAGACATTCACTTTAATCCACAAGATGTTATTGCATTGCTTGCCTTAGATAAAGATGTTATTGGTGGACCTTATCCAAAGAAAGCCATCAAGTGGGCATCAGTTAAAAAGGCACTAGAAAAAAATCCACAAATTGAAGCATCAACTTTGGAAAAAGTAACTGGTGATTATGTTTTCAATCCAGTTCGTGGAACAGAAAGATTCAGCGTTGCTGACCCACTTGAGGTTTTGGAAATTGGAACAGGCTTTATGTTGATTAAACGTGAAGTCTTTAAGAAGATGGAAGAAGCATACCCACAACTACGTTACAAACCAGACCACGTTGGTCAAGCGCACTTCGATGGTTCACGTTACATTCATGCATACTTCGATACTATCATTGACACCAAAGATAGTGCAACAGGTGGCGGTTCAGACCGTTACTTGAGTGAAGATTACATGTTCTGTCAATTGTGGCGAAAGATTGGTGGACAAATTTGGTTGTGCCCATGGATGAGAGCAGACCACATCGGCACCTATCACTTCAAAGGCGACATGCCAGCAGTAGCAAACTTTGTTGGAGAAATGTAATGATAGTTGGTTTACTTGGATTTATTGGTTCAGGTAAAGGCACCGCAGGTGATATGCTGAAAGACATGGGATTTACTCCCGTGTCTTTTGCTAAGGGTGTTAAAGATGTTGCAGCTGAAATGTTTGGTTGGCCTCGACACTTGTTGGAAGGTGATACTGAACAGTCACGTGAATGGCGTGAACAACCAGACAAGTTTTGGTCTAAAGAATTGGGTAAAGATTTTACACCAAGACTTGCCCTACAACTAATGGGCACAGAAGTTGGCCGTGATGTATTTCACAAAGACTTTTGGATCATCAAACTAAAAAATTATATACAACAAAATCCAAATCAAAACTATGTAATCACAGATGTTCGTTTCCAAAATGAAATTGAATTTGTGCATAGTTTCAATGGTGTATTAATTGAAATACAACGTGGATTAAAACCACATTGGTATGAGATTGCTGGTAAAGCAAATCGTGGTGACCATAAAGCCGAAAGATTCATGTTGGAACAATCTGGTGTTCATGAATCTGAATGGAGATGGATTGGTGGTTACATCGACCACCATATTGATAATGCAGGTTCTTTGGAAGAATTAAAGAACAAATTAATTAATTGCTTGACACAATCGTATGGTTCAAGTATACTAAGTGAATTGAAACAAGGAGTATCGTAATGAAATTATCAGCTGAGACTTTAACAGTCCTTAAAAACTTTGCCAATATTAATCCTGGCATTGAGTTTAAGAACGGTAAAAAACTATCAACTATTTCCGCAACTAAAACCGTCCTAGCCAAAGCTGGTGTCAAGGATGAATTCCCCGAAGATTTTTGTATCTATGATTTGAACCAGTTCCTATCCGTTCATTCTCTATACAAAGACGGTGAAATCGATTTTGATGACAAACATGTTATCTTCAAATCAGGTCGTAAGAAACTAAATTATCGTAAGACCACTAAGACAATGATTGTGACACCACCAGACAAAGACTTAACTTTGCCATCTGTTGATGTGTCTTTCACATTGAGTGAAGATGACCTATCATCTATTCTCAAAACAGCAAGCATTCTACAATCACCAAACATTTCAATTTCGTCTGATGGTGCCAAGATTTACATCACAACTTGTGATGCAAAAGACAATTCAGCACACACAGATTCAACAGAAATTGCTGATGGTAATGGTAAAAAGTTTAAAGCTTTGTTCCTCACAGAGAACTTCAAAATGATTTCTGGTTCATATGAAGTTCAGATTTCATCCAAAGGCCTATCTTACTTTAAGAACACCAAAGAAGATATGCAATATTGGATTGCAATCGAAGCTAAAGATTCCGACTTGTCTTTTGGAGCTTAATATGACTAAAGTGAATACCCTATTTGGTTCTTTTGATGACGCTCAATTAAAAACCTTGAAAGGTTATGTTGATGAAATGGTCATGCACATGCAAAGAAACGAAGCAAATAATCAAGCGATGAAAGATATTGTGGATATTGCTAATGATGAACTGAAGATTCCTAAAAAGATTGTCAAGCGCATGGCAAAAACACAATTCAAAAATTCTTTCCAAACCGAGGTTGCAGAATCAAAAGAATTTGAAGCACTATTCGAAAGTATGAATGGTGTGAAATGACCGAACAATTAGAGTTTAAGTTCTTTTGGCCTCTAACTGAACAAATGACTTTAGACTTGGATTTTACACCAAGTGAACAATGGATGGCCGAATGGCGTAAGAGACAGTTGGCCGATAGTATTGTTACTAACGGACAATATCTTATTTCTAATGGTGGTGTTGGTATAGGTGCAATCACAACATGGTCACAACCTGTAACACCTTCACTTGTTATAAAACCTACTGAAAAACATGTTGGTAAGTGGCAAATCACAGAACATATGTTTGTGTATAGACCCACAAAACCAAATGTCATTATCAGATTTATGGCCAAGTTTCTTCTTGGCTTTAAATGGATTGATGAAGTTTAATTATATTATGGAGAATTTGAATGTCGGAACACATCTTGTGGGTAGAAAAGTATCGCCCAAAAACTATTGAAGATTGCATCTTACCTGAAAACATCAAATCTACGTTTCAGGAATACGTAAACAAAAAAGAAATCCCCAACTTACTCCTTTCCGGCACAGCTGGCGTTGGTAAAACTACCATCGCCAAGGCCATGTGTGAAGAAGTTGGTTGCGATTATATTGTAATCAATGGTTCATCTGAACGTGGCATTAGTGTCATGCAAACTCAGGTGATGAACTATGCAACATCTATGAGCCTTGCTGGAGGTCGTAAGGTCGTTATCCTAGATGAGGCCGACAATCTTACACCTGATGCTCAGAAAGCCTTGCGTGGAATGATGGAAGAAGTTTCTAGTAACTGTTCGTTCATCTTTACATGTAACTTTAAAAATCGTATTTTGGATGCAATTCATTCACGTTGCACCGTTGTCGATTTTAAATTGAATGGTAGTAAACAAAAGATGGCAGCGGCCTTCTTTAAACGTGTCGAATGGATTTTAGAAAAAGAAGGAGTAACTTATGATAAGCAAGTGGTTGCTGCCGTTATCACGAAACATTTCCCTGATAATCGCCGTATTCTTAATGAGCTTCAGCGTCATAGTGTTAGTGGCTCAATTGATAAAGATATTCTGGCATCAGTTTCCGATGTGCAACTGAGTGAGTTAATTTCTTCTATTATGAACAAGGACTTTGCTTCTTGTCGAAAATGGGTTACAAATAACATCGACAATGATATGGCAAGAATCTTTAGAAGTATCTATGATACCTTGTATGAAAAATTAAAGCCGAATTCTGTGCCTCAAATGGTATTAATTCTTGCGAAATACCAATATCAAGGAGCATTTGTTGCTGACCATGAAATCAACTTGATTGCATGTCTAACAGAATTGATGGTTGAATGTGAGTTCAAATGAGTCCGTTTGATTTCGCAGACTTCATCCTTAGAAAAAAGGTGCCGGATGAAGAATTGGATTTCAACAATTACGCACCATTCCTAGTCAATAGGTCTCTTTCCAACCATCTTGACTGTGTTTTGTATGTCAATGACATGAATCTTTGGCCAAATTTGGACAAGGATATGCAATACCAGTATCTTCTAAATAGTATCAGGCCTATGAAACGAAAGTTCGTTCCATGGCAAAAGGCCGATTCGATGAAGGATATTGAGTGTATAAAGACCTATTATGGTTATTCAAACTCCAAGGCAAGAGAAGCCTTACGTATCCTCACCGATGAACAAATCGCTGATATAAAAACAAGAATAGATACAGGCGGAGTGAAGAATAATGATAGACATTAAAGATTTGGTTGAAGTGACATTAAATGATAAAGACGATTTTTTAAAGGTAAGAGAGACACTAACTCGTATTGGTGTTGCTTCCAAAAAAGACCAGGTATTATACCAATCTTGTCACATCTTACATAAACGTGGTCAATACTACGTGGTGCATTTTAAAGAACTGTTTGCACTAGATGGTAAACCAACAGACATTACAGAAAACGATTTAGCACGTAGGAATGCCATTGCAAACCTATTAGAAGATTGGGGTCTGGTAAAATTAGTTAACAAAAAACAAACAGAGGTGCCAACACCAATTTTTTTGTCACAGATTAAGATACTGTCACACAAGGAAAAGAATGACTGGCAACTAACACCAAAATACAATATCGGTAAAAAACCACAAAACGGTTGACAACTGATATAAATAATGTTATAGTCTCAGTCCCATCGGGATGGGAGCAAGGTAGGTGGTAACCTTGTTAAACACCATCATCAACGCCCATTTGGGGTTGATACAATTTATTAACTTGCTTATTTAAGGAGAAACCTATGACAGACTTTTTCAGTCAGTTCCAAAAATTCGACCCATTCACCATCGGTTATACTGATGTGTTCAAAGAATTGGAGTCAATGTCAAAACAAATCGCTAAAGCGACATATCCCCCATACAATATCAAACAAGTAAAAGACAACAAATTTGTCATTGAGATGGCAGTTGCTGGCTTTGCACAATCTGATATTGAAATTACACTTGAAGGCAACAAGCTTGTCGTTAAAGGTAACACACAAGACGAAGATGCACCAGATAGTTTCTTGTTCAAAGGTATTGCGAACCGTAACTTCACACGTGAATTCAAATTGGCCGACAAGGTTGAAATTGAAAACGCTGAGTTGGTAAACGGTATGTTGAAAATTGGCCTACAAAACATGGTCAAAGTTCAAGATGCAATCAAGAAAATTCCTTTGGTTTCTAAAGATGCCTAATTGGTGGCCAGTCACGGATGAGGAATGGGAACGCCTAAACTATCCGGAAAGATTCAAATGAAAAATTTCCTATTAAGTATACTTGAAGTCTTACAAGAATCCATAAAGGCAATCAAGCAACACAGGTCAGGACCTGGCATAAAAGGTAGATAATTACCTTAAGGGGTCTTGACAGACCCCTTTTTTTTATGTATAATAAAGTCATTATGAAAACACTTAAACAAACCATTAAAAAAGTCCGTGTGAAAACCACACTGGAAAACTATTACGTTGTCTCTAATGAAATAAAAGAGATAGACGGAGTTGCGTTTGTTTATGTCATTAAGAATACTGGCATCAGAGAAACTCCAAAACTGATGCGTAAAGATTCTTTAGAATACGTCAAATAAGGGCCTATAGCTTAATGGTAAAGCAGTGAACTCATAATTCATTGAGTCTAGGTTCAATTCCTAGTGGGCCCACCATGCAACTATCACGATAATAGAAAAATACAATTAGATTTGCAGTCATTATTGTGATATACTATGATAAGTAATCCAGTGAGGTTACTCATTACATTTATTAACTTAAGGAAAAAATTATGAAAACAATAGGACACAAACTAGAAAAATTTGCAATGACAGGTATCAATCCAGGTAAAGATGATTTCTTCACCATTACTGACCTATCATTTGCCGACAAATGGAAAGTCATTGTATATTATCCAAAAGACTTCACATTCGTATGTCCAACAGAAATTGTGGCATACGATAAGTTGTTCCAAGATTTTGAGGATCGTGATGCTGTGTTGTTGACAGGTTCAACAGACAACGAGTTCTGCAAATTGGCTTGGCAACGTTCACATGAAGATTTGGCCAAAATCAAACACATTCAGTTTGCTGACACACAACGTGGTGAATTGAGTTTAGTTGAACAACTAGGTGTATTCAACGATGCAGCAGGTGCAGCACTACGTGCAACATTCATTGTTGATCCACACAACGTTATTCAACACGTTACTGTAAACAACTTAAACGTTGGTCGTTCACCTGAAGAAACATTGCGTATTCTTGACGCATTGCAAACTGGTGAACTATGTGCATGTAACCGCACAGTTGGTGGAGAAACACTATAATGGCATTCATTGACGCAATTAAAGGTGCGTTGCCAGACTATGCAAAAGACACCAAGTTAAATCTTGACGCTGTTCTTTTGCGTAGTTCATTAGATGCAGATGTGGCTATGGGTTGTGCTGTAGCTGCACTTGCTGCAACAGGCAATGGCAAAGTATTAGCAGTAATGCTATCCGACAATCCTACATTTGCAGAATCAGCAATGACTGCTGCAAGTATCATGGCACAAAACAATGTATGGTATCCATATGTTGAAATGGCTGATGATGAACAACTAAAAGGATTGCCAGCACAGTTACGCATGAACGCTATTGCATCACATGGCGGGACTACAAAGGCAAACTTTGAAGCATTTAGTCTTGCCGCAAGTATTGTAGGCAAGTGTCACTTCTGCGTTAAGGCACATTATGATACCTTGAAAAAGGAAGGTTACACAGTTGAACAACTACGTGATATTGGACGTATTGCATCAGTAATGAATTCGGTAGCAAAGGTTTTAAATAGTTAAAATGAAAGAAAAATTTTGTAATGCGTATATGAAAGTGGCCGAGACATTCGCTGGATTGTCCTCGGCTCGTAGACTTCATGTTGGTGCTATCGTAGTAAAGGATGACCGTATCATAAGTATTGGTTATAATGGCACACCATCTGGTTGGGATAATAACTGTGAAGATAAAATCTACTGTGATGATGGTGATTGGTCTGAACAACAACTTCCTAAAGATGCAAACATTTGGAAGAAATATAAACTTGTAACCAAACCGGAGGTTCTCCATGCTGAAACTAATGCAATCGCTAAGCTGGCAAAGTCAACTGAATCTGGCAACGGCGCTACTCTTTTTGTCACTCATGCCCCTTGTCTGGACTGTGCAAAACTGGTATATCAGTCTGGTATCAATACCGTTTTTTATCGGAACAGTTATCGTAACGAGGATGGCATACGTTTCCTGGAAAAAGCAGGAGTTGGAGTGGAAAAAATCTGAACATCTAAATAACTAAGGGTAACTGTTTCCCTTGGAGGTTAGATGAATTTTCGCATTGTGAACTGTCCAGATAAAGATTTCAAACACTTTGTTGAAAAGGCGGCTCACTTTTACGCCAAGGAATTGGTGCCCAACACCAGAATAAGAAACAATTGTCATACTGAAATAAGATTTTGTTCTAAAATTGATGAGTATGGGTTTGCAAGTATACAAGATTATAATACTGCAAAAAAACCAAGAAGTTTCTTAATTGAAATCAATCCAAATATTGGATCCAGAAGAATACTGGAAACATTAGCACACGAAATGGTGCATGTCAAACAATACATTGATGGTGAAACCAACGATGAATTGACCAAGTGGAGAGGTAAGAGGGTTAATCCAGACAAGATTGATTATTGGGTTCAGCCATGGGAGATAGATGCTTATGGTCGTGAAATTGGATTACTTACAAAGTTTGCAATATCGGAACACCTTTGGGAAACCTTCGATGACTTTGTTGACCCATCTGGACCGATAAAATCCTACCCTATTGCGTGGAAGAAATAAAAATATTTTTCAAAAAC